AAGTTCCAAAACATATAAGTAACTATGCTTATAAAAGTGGATATGTACAACAAATATTTCACTATCTATCTTTTGGTCTTGTTCCTACTAGTTCTAAATCAACACTATCTAAAATGTTCACGCATTCAGCAACCGCTAAATTTTGTTGTTGCGTATATTCAACTTCTTTTAATTGCGGAATAGTTTCAGAAGTAAAAAAGTTTTTCATTAGATAGGCTACAACTCCAGAAATTGAAGCTATAAGAATTGTTTTCCAATTCAGTACTAAAGTACCACTATCTAAACTTTGTTGAATAATAGTAACTGCAGGTACTAAAATTGCCATTACTAAACCTTTTAAAAAGTCTTTCGTGTTTAATGTAAATAATTTGCTCATATTTTATTTATTAATTGATTTTATACAATGGTTTTTTTCTATCTTATCGAGTACCCAACAAAGTAATTTTCCTAAAGTGGTTAAATTATCGGACAACTCATTTTTTCCTAATACTGAAGAAATTGTTTCTTCTATACTTCCGAACCTATCAGGCGACTTTTCAAGTATTAGATACTTGTTTAAACTAAATCTAAACTCTCTATTCCCGAACCTATCTAAATTAATTGCCGTGTCCTTGAAATAACCTTTTTTCTTTACATTTAAGGCATTAAAAATAGTTATAGGTAAGAATAGAACGTAAGCGATTATAAATAAAATTATGCCCATTACTCAATCAAATTACCATTAATAAAAATATTATCTAATTGCTCAGAAGTAATACCCATCATTCCAGCAATTGTAAGTAAGTCGTTAGAATTTCTATCGAAATGAGTGGCACTTCTTAAACGTGTAAGTATTACATATTTTTGCGCTTCATCAAAAGTTAAGTTCTGAATAAATAAAACAATATCTTCGTATTTAATACCTGTTGTGATAAATACTTGTATAATGAATTTCATGCGGGATAGTTGCTTAGGCACTTCAATAGGCGAATTATCCACCCATTGCGAACCATTCCATATATCAGTACTTTTTTTAGGCTCTAATTCCGTGAAATTGATGCCTTCTTCTAAATTAGAAAATGCACCACCAAAAGAATTATCTGAATTTATAACGTATTTTATCATTAGTATATAATTGTTAAGTTTTGAGAAAGTAAAGTATAACTTGCAGCACCTACTTTTTTACAAGTAACTACTAAAAATTCCCCATCAATAGTATCTGCGTCTAAAAAATCAGCCGTTAAAAACTCGAATTTCTGAGTAGTATAAGCAGTAGTTGCAGTTAAAGTTTCATCTAACATCAATCTACAATCGTAAATACTAGTCGAATTTGCATTTTGTTTGAAACAATAAACCCTTAATTCAATAGATAAATCTGTGCTATCTGGGAAATATCTATATCTTAACTTTGAAATAGTACCCGTTTTAGTAATATTCTGAGCTAACATATAATAAGGACCAGTTAATAAAGAACCAGATTTAGTCACGTTTTCAGAAAAATTAACAGCATTTAATCCCGTTGTACTCGCTACTCTTTCCGTAGTGTTTAAAGACACGGCAGTACCTAGCTGATAATTCAAAATTATTTCAGAAGAACCACCACCACCACTTGCGCTAATAATTGGATTTAATGGGTCTGTGTTGTCAATCGTTATGTTTGTACCAGCAGTTAACTTATATTGAAATAATAAGGCTAACTTCGACTTAATATTCGCCCAAGTCGTTTTCTTTTGCTTGTTAGTATCTGAAACATCTGTATAATTAATTAAGTCCCCATCTGCTATCGTGTCCTCAGTTGTTAATCCATTCGCGAACGCCCCGAAATTAGTTTCTGTCAGTACGTCTTGTTTCAAGTCGTCGCCTTCAATACCTACGATATTAACACTCTTTCTTAAAATTCTAGTGTACCAACCGTTAACTTTTATACTTCCTGTTGTGTCAACTAAAACATATAATTCAGCAGGATAGTTTTTTATATCTTCACTACCTAAATAAAAACCTATTTCCTTTACTATGTTTTCATTTGTTACCGCTGCTTTTAATTCGCCACTACCTACCAAAGTAGTATATTCAGAAGCGGTCCCAATACCTAACTTTAAAAATATTTTGTAAGTTTTATTTGTTCCTGTTGTGGTTAGGAAACAATCTACTCTTAAATCTAAAGTGTCCCCAACATCTAAAGAAGAAAAATCAAACTGATTTGTTGTGCTATTCCATATGTTAGAAACTCCGTAAGGAGCCTGCGTTAAATCTGTAAACGCACCTAAGGTATCATTTGTAAGTTTTATATTTACTCCTGAAGTTAACGTAATAGGCGTTGTTTGAGTTGCTAAGTCATTATGGTCGAAATATCCAACACTAGCAAACATCTGAGTAGGTTTGTTTTTAATATAGTCGTCTTGCAAATTATCGTTCTGATTCCAATCAGCCTGAACATTTACTTCTGCACCCGCTGCAATTCCTGCAAGTTTAGCCTTTTCAGTATTTGTATAATCGTTTGTACTCAATTCTTTACCTACAACCTTATCAACTTTCGTCGTATAAAGTTCGGTGTTCATTGTGTTTTGATTTACAAATGCTGTTCTTAATTCGTCCCCATTTCCATCATTAGGAAATGAAACATCGTGTATTATCTGGCTCATATTAATACCAAGGAATTATATTTTTACTAACTTTTTCGCACTTGTATTCAGGCACATTTTTATCTTTCATAAAAGTAATAAAATTTTGCTCAACATTTACTCCTAATTGGCTGTATTTGTTGATTAAAATAGATAATTCTTTCAAATCAACATTAGAAGCACCTTCAACACTCGTCTTATAAACTCCGTTGTTAGTCGTTTTATAACCGCCAAACGACATATAAAGACTGCACGCAAAATATGTAAGCATATCGATTACATAAATATCGAAAATATCCTTGTAAACACCTGTTAAAGTGTCGGCTACATAATCATTATATATTTTAGTATATAAATCTAAGCCCAAAACACGAACAATTTCAGTTGTCTGAGCGATATAGATGTGTGGTTTAAGACTGTCAATATCGATATTCCCACTAAACGCCGTTAGAGTGGGAATATCTGTATCTTTTAAAAATAATTTTACTTGTATCATTTTACTTCAACTGTATCTAGTTCATCTTCACTATCGAAATTTTTGAAATCTAATTTTATTGACGGATCAATTAATTTGAAAACACTACCTAGCGCATTTAAAATTACTTTTCTGCTAGGATTTATGTGCTTTCTATAAATTTCTTTTAAGGCTATTTCTCTTTCATCTGCGTTACTTGAAAATCCACTTCCTGTGCTTTGACTTTCATATAAAATTTTAGGCGCTGAATGTGCAACTATCAATTTTCTCTCTGCTTCCTCAGAATAAAAAACGTTTTGATTGTTTAGTTCTGGAGGTGCTACTCTGTCAATAGTTGTAGAAGCTTCCGCACCATCATTCATAGAAACAATTACAGTACTTGTTTTATCAGTTCCGCATACTTGCTCCCTTCTTTTTTTCGCTTCGGCTTTGGCTGCTTCTTCGCTACCTGCAAAACCACCGTTATAATTAATTACCGTTATCTCAGGTAAGTAGTTTTTAAAATGTTTGATTGCTGAGTTCGAAAGTTCGCCTTCAACTTCCGCCCAAGGTATACCGCTGAAATAATCAGGAATAGGAAAAAATGGTTCGGTAGTTGCTTTTCTGAAATATAAAATTTCTAGTCCGTTGCCTTTATAAACACCTGTAAACTTTGGATAAAGTTGTGGTTTATATTTACTTCTTTTTTTCCAATCGTAAGAATACCAATACCCATCAACTTGGTAATTGTCTTTTTCGGAGTAGTTAACGCCTAATTTATAAATAGGCATATACTCCATTTTTAAAGGAATTTCCGCTTCACTCCAAATTACCTGAACAGACGCACCCCCAAATTTTTTATAATCGTGGCAAATCTTTTCTACGTCTTCATCGCTAATATATGAAGACAAATCTTGACCGTTTAAATCTACTAATCCATCGCCAAAAATATAACTAACGAATGCATTAATAATACTCGAATTTGTAGGCGAGTCGTCATAAGCATCGATATATCTTTGGAAATTTTCGTTATTATTTCCGTTCAATACCCATTCTTTACCGTATAAAGGTTGGATGTCAATAGGTTGGTGCTTTGAAAATTTAATTTCAGAACCAAAAGTAAAAACTTTGCTAGATATATCTTGTGTTTGTTTGTTGTCTGTACTCATAATTTTGTATATCTGTACCTTCTTTCAGTACAATTAATTTACCTAAATAGATAATCGTTTCATCTTTCAATATTTGAACCTCATATTTTTGATTTTCAGCAAAAGCTAGGGGTTGATTTATTATCGTTATCTCTAATTTTTGCCCAACTTCAAAAGAAATATCAGGTGTTAAAACCTCGTCTGTAAATTCATTACGTAAAATTAAGGAAATATTATCTATTTCTAAAGGATATTCACGCGGAATTACGGTAAAATATAATTGAGTATCTAAAAAAAGTACTTTCATTTTTAAAATTTATAAAAAAAGTCGTAACGATTGCTACGACTTTTAAATTTACTTAACCAAATATTAGTAAGCCATTAAAGCAGCAGCGTAACTTGTTAAAGCCGTACCGCTTAAAACATAACCTTTTGAAAAATCAGGTTCCATAGTTTGGATATTAACAGTATAACCTACTAAATCACCAATTGTTCCACCTGTATCTCCGTCAGCAGTATTTACCATTGCTCCGTTTTGAGTTCCTGCAACTGCGATTTTTCCATTTTTATATTCAATGAAAAATACAAATTCACCTTTCATTAAAGTTTCAACCATAGTTGTGATTTCAACCTCTCCATTTTCTGGAATATTGAAAATACAAGGTAAATTACCTGTAACTCCCGAGCTTCTATTATCTCCACCGGTAACACCGTTTTCAAGGTATTTAGTAGTAGTGTTTTTCAATTCTAATCTTGCTATTGAGTTAGCTCCATACATAGCAGGTAAGGTTGTAACACCCGTAACTGTTTTTGTAATTAGATCCAAGGCGTCATACGGTGCGATACCGATTGCCTTAATACCAGCCTGTTTAGATACACAGGCTAATTTCATGCTTTTTGTTAATACAACACAATCTGCCATAATTATAAGTTTTTAAAAGGGAGTTTTTACGCTCCCTTGTTAATATTATCCTACGTAAAGAACGTTGAATTTTTGATTAGCAACGTGCGCACCAATTGACAAAACAGATTTGATAAACATATCTTCTCTATTCTCTGCAATTTTATCGATTTTCATTGTGTTGTTATCGCTTTCTAAATCAGTAACCCAGAATAAGTGAGATTTTAAAGCTGCAATAATTGCGTTGTTTGGCAACGGAACAAATTCAATTAATAAACCATTAAATCTAAATTCTGTTGCCGCCTCGTTTACAACGAATGGTCTGTTAAAATCTGAAACAACATTGTTTGCAGCTACGATTAATTGTTTAATATTTTTAGGCGCGTAGATAATTGGCTGTTCGTTGTTAGCTAAAACTTCAGCAGGTATTGCTGCATAAATTTTATCAAACTCAGCTTTAATATTTGCAGCCGTAATAGTTGTACCAGCTACTTTAATACGAGTTCCTAATCCAGCCGTTTGCGTAGCGTTAGAATCATTATAAATCATCTTAACTAAAACACCATCAATTTGAGAAGGCGTTAAAGCTGCTACCGCTGTTTTTTCTGCTGCTCCAACTGCAGCTTGTCCTGTTCCTGCTGTTAAAGCCGCTACTGCTGTTTGAGTTGCCGCAGTCGCTCCGTTCCAAAATTCTTGCTCTAAAGCCAATGCCATTTTTTTCGCATAGATACCACCAATAACAACACGTTCAAATTCTGAACTCATATTGTTCCAAGCTCCAGCCGCCATATCTCTTTTGAAACGAGAAAAACGTAAATTGTCTGGGCAAAATTCTTGATAGAACATTGCTTTTTTAGGAGTTACAACTGAGTCAAATGCACTTAAAGCACCTGAACTAGTTGGAAGCCCACATACAAATTCTTGTAAAGTTGCAGTCGCACTAGCTTCAGTAAAGATAGTTTCAGCTTTTACATCTGTTTCGAATGTTACTAATCCTTTTGCAATTGTTTGATTTTCGAATAAGATCTCTTCGATAATCGGCTCGGCTGCTACGCCTCTAATGTCTACTTTGTTATAAGTTATTGCCATTTCTTTTTAAAATTTATTTGTTTATTTCTTTTTTAAATCTGTACTGCTCTAAAGGTGTCATATCTTTAAAGTCTTTTTTCATTTCCACCTTTGGAGTTGTTGGAACTGGATCAGCTTTTGGAGTTTGTTTTTTCATTGTTTCTAAATCCGTTTCAGTTTTTACCTTTTCAGCCTCTAAATCAGCAAGTTTTGTTTTTAATTCCTCAATCTCAGTCTTTAAAGCTTCGTTTTCAGATTTTAACATTTCTGTTTCGTCTGCTGGTTTAGGCTCTTCAGATGGAATTACTTCCTCTTCAGCCATTTTTTCAGCCGCTTTAGCCTCTTCTTCTAATCGCTTTGCTTTTTCTTCTTCAGTTTCTTCAACCTCTGGAGTGTCAGCAGCGAAAAAAGACTTACACAAATCCCAAAAACCTTGGGGTGTTTTTTCTTCTTTTGTCATTTTTACCTCATTTTTATTAATTAATTGTTTATCAAAATAAGCCTCAATGCTTAATCCGTCTAAATCTCCGTTCTTGCATTGCTCCCAAACTTCATCGTTATCAATTTTGAAAGCCATAACTAAATCACCCGCTACCGTTTCTAAATTCAAAGTTTTACTTTTGTCGATTTCTGGATTGTCAACTATCCAACTTTCGAAACAGTAAACACCTTTTGTATCTTCTTCTTCGTGATTTAAATTTACGTTTACGTTTGAAGCATTCTTAAAATATAGTTTTTGAAACTTTTTAATTGTGTCAGCACTATAATACACATTTGCTGGTTGCTCAACTCCAATTAAATCAGATACGTTTTTTCGAAATATCATTTTATTTGGACGCATAGCAACAGCGTAAACCTCTTTTTTTTCTTCATTTGCGAAAAACATAGGCTTGTCTTCTGAATTAAATTTAATTAAATTCAACTCTACGGCTGGGTCTTTTACTAAAGATACCTTACTATGTACAGCCGATAAACTTTCGTCTAAGAATATTTCAAATATTGGTAATTCCATATAGTTATATGTAAAAAAACCCTGCTCGCATTACGCAAGTAGGGTTTAATTTAAGTCTTAATTGTGTGCTGTACATCTTCATACAGTTAAATATTTTATCAAAGATACAATTATTTTTATTAATTACAAATAAAAATTAAAAAGAATTACTTTCAACTCTGTTTCTATCAATTGCCTGCGCTGAAGTCATAGAAGAACTTACTACGAATGCCTCTACTGGTGGCATTTCATTTGTACCACGTGCAACACTTGTCGCTATTTGGTTTTCGCTACTACTTTGAAATCCTACTTGCGCTGCATTTCCTGCGCTTGGTGCTGTTTGTGAACTTCCACCATCACCTCCTGCACTTCCACCGCCTAACGCTTTCAATCCTTTTGCAGTTGACGCTATAATATTGATAGCTGATAACGCACCACTAGCTCCAACTATTGCCGCCTCTGGAATACCAGCGACTCCCTTTGCCATTGCTTTCGAAATACCTGTTGCTGTGTTTTGTCCAACTCTAGCTAATCCGATTGCATTCTCAGTAATTAATATTCCTTTTTGAATACCTTTGTTTTTCTCGAACAACATCTTAGCAGTTGCGAAAGATTTATCAGTAAGCGACATTAAGGCGTCGTCAATAGCTTGTTTCTGTTCTTTCTTTGCGTCGTCGGCATTCTTGGTGTTCTCTAATTCTTTTTCATCGTAAAAAGCTTTTATAGCAGTTGTCTGTTCTAAACTTGCACCTAATTGCTCAGCCTTTAACAAATCCATTTCTTCCTGCTTATCAAGTTTAGCTTGCTCACGAGTTTGGATAGCTTCGACTTCCGCAATTGTTTGTGCATCTGCATATTGTTTTTCAGTAAGTGCTTTATTATCTAATAATTCCTTTAATTTATCTTGACGCTCTTTTTCGTTTTTGTCGTCAAGTTCTTTTTGTAGAATTATAATCTTATCATTAAGCAAAAGTTGTAAACGTTGTTTTTGTTCAGCGTTAGTTTTCAACGCTTCAATTTCTTTGTGTGCGTTTACTTCAAGCAGGTTTAATTTCTCTTGGTCGGTTTTCGCTTCTAGTCCTTGAATCTCATTTATATATCTTTTTTCAAGTTCTAAGATTGCCTTTTGTTCTTCCTCTCTTTTTTTACGTGCTTCGTCTGCTGCTTTTTGTCTTGCTTCTAATTGTTTTTTATACGCTTCCTGTTGTTTCTTTAAAACCTCATTCTCTCTGTTTGTTTCTTCCTGCACAATTTCAACACGGTGAGAAAGAGCCATTTTTCTACGAGCCTCTAATGAATTATTATAAACGCCGTTTTGCTCTTTAAATAACTCGTATGCCTTTTTGCTTGTTTCTTTCTGTGCGTCGGTTGCATCTTCTAATCCAGCAACCCTGCGAGCTTCTAAAAAGATAGATTGTGCCTTAACAACGTTCAAACGTTTTTCGGCAACTTCCTGATTTATTAATTCTTCTTTTAACTTACGTACCTCAATAGAACTTTTACCACTTGCTCTAGCCATTTCGACTGCGTGGTTGTTTGAAAGTTCCATTTGTTTATTAGATTTTTCAGTAGCTTTTCCAAGTGCGTCAATCTCTGTGTTTAATTTCTTGTTTGCTTTTTCTGCCTTGGCCGCTGAGCCATCGAAGTCTCCAAAGGCTCCAGATAAATAACCAATTCCTGCGGCTAATGCAGCAACACCAGCAATAATTAAAGTTATCGGAGCTAAGGCGATTGCTAATGAAGCGTTAAATATATTCGTTGCAATTGTAGCAGCGTTTGTCGCAACTGTTTGCAATGTAGTAGCACCTGTTAAGACACCCGTAGCGACCGCACCTCCTTCAGTAACCGCTATGTTTTTCGCTTTACTTGCTGTGTTAATTTCAGTAGTGGCTGTGTCTGTTACTTTAGCCGTAGATAATGCCGTAAACGTACTTACTACTTGCGCTTTCAGTTTTGCGAAGTCGTCTCCCATTTCAGTAATTCTACCTATTGAGTCACTAAATGCCATCGCAGCCTGAACTTTTAAAAGGGCTTTTTCAGTATCTTCATTTTGCGCACCGAATAAAGCCATTCCAGCCGTTAATCCCGTTGCGGCAGTTGCGGCAACATTAACAGCCGTTGCCATTCCTTGAAATTTACGGTCAGGATTAAACCCATCTACCAAGTCAGAAGCGAATGCCATTTGATCCTTTAAGTCCGCAACTTTCTTAGCAGCGTTTACAGCCTCTTTCGAAGTATCACCGTAAGTTTGCGACATCTTTAACAAGTCTTGAGTAGCTTCTCGAATTTGAGTTTTCATAGACTTATAAGCCTGCTCTTCTTTTTTAGTTGCTTCGACTCCTTGTGTCTTTTCTTCGTTAACGGCTTCGTAAGCACTATTTAAATTATCAATATCTTTAGACGCTTCCTTTGCGTTAGATTTGTAATTTAAGGTAATATTTTGTTCAATGTTAAATTCGTCAGCCATTGTTATTTATTTAGTAATTTTCCTTTAGTATCTCCTGTAATTAAATTTATTTCCATATCTACAATTTCGTACTTTGTTTCTGAAACTATAACGTCATTTTGCAACCTAAAACCAATTGGCTTAAACCCTATGTTTTCATTTAGGTATATTTCCTGTGGTGGTAAGTCGAAAGAAATTGCGTGTTCCAATGTGTTCGGATTTAAAAGTAATTCTGTCTGTTGTCTATAATAATTGTAATACAAAGATAACGGAAAAGAAACACTATTGTTTACCAATATTGAAAATCCTAAAGAATAACCATTGTTTAAATTAAACGGCGTACTCGGTTGGTATAAATCTAAACTAGAAGTAATTAATACATTCGAAGTGTTTATGTTTTGACAGCCTAACGCTGGCATAGATATTGAATTCCCTTTGTAGAAAATTGTAAGTTCGTCAAGGTTCGGAGTATATCGAAATAACCCGCCTTCTATTTTAGGTGCTGAGTTCGTAAAACCATAGCACGTATAAACACTTGGCAATCCGTTTATTGTTACGGGTGGAATAATTGAAAACCCACTTTCGATTATATACTCCTTTGCTTTTGCTGGCTTAACAGTTGGGTATGTGATTTGTCCGTACTCAATATTAAATTGGTTTTTAAAATCAACATTACTTTTGTATTTGCTTGTTTTATGTTTAAAATTATAATATGTAATTTCTTCAAGTACTTTTTTATCAACTTTAGTTAAGTCCGCAAATCTCGTATAGTCCGCTTCATTTTTTCCATAAACCGCAATCTCATTATCAATATCCTCTTGTGTTAAGAAATCTAAATTCTCATCATTTACGGAACTATCGAAAATTGAAATATTGAAAGTCTTAATTATATAGGTTAAGAAATCCATTACTTTTGTTTCTGGAATACCTTTTAATAAATTTACTTTTCCGAAGTTTGTAAGTAAGGCATTGTTGTTGTTTGTGCTTGTGTACAAACTATCTGTGCCTAAAGAATTTCCAACACTAAAATTTACAGCCGACCATCTCACTTGCTTTTCACATTCTAAGTAAACGTAAAATTCTGAAGCGTCAAAAATATAAAAACCACTAGATAAATTAAAAGTACCGCCTGTACTACCTGATGTAAAATTAAAATCTAATATCGCCAAAGTCGCACCGTTTGACTTTTTAAGTAAGTGCATTTTAGCAGGCGTGTCAGTCGTTGGATTTACAATATAAACATTGTCAAAATCAAAATTAAAAGTATTTCCAACATTAGAAGACCTAGTTATTGCAATTGAACTATTTGTTAAATCTGCCGAAGCAGTAACAGGAAAAGAACCTGAAGATACTAAATTGAATTGATTTAATATTGTTAGTTTTTCAAACTTTGAACTCTCAAAATTAGAACCATTACACCAAATGAAAGCTTCTTTAAATTCCGCCCTACTCTCTAAAGGCATTGTTATTTGTAAATCGTACTTATCTTTAATCAATCTAAATAAAGAAAGTAAAGAAACAGCAGGTCGTAGCTCCCCAGCGTTTATAACTCTATCAGATAAAGGCGAACTTCCTGAAAAATAAGCCACATTATCCGTATAACTATTGTCAGCATCGTAACTTAACACCCTATTATTTGAAATTAATGGAGTATAATAAACAATATCGCTAACGGTTTGTGTATTTTTAATTGAATTGTAAGCGTATTTTGCTGACCAATCTAAAAAAATATCGTTTAAATCGCTAATCTTGTCGTCTCCTATCCTGTCTTTTAATGATAAAACACTAGAATTAAACGAAACATTAAAACTTGAAGCCCTTCCTTTATCGTATTTTACATTCTCAATCTTTAATAATCCAATATTATTTAAAAATCCATTTACATAAATCTTGCATTTTAGAATATTACTACCTGATAAACGGATTACTTCTGTTTTACCAAAGAAACCAAAGGCTTGCATGTTCTTTTCTGTGGCACCAACTGAGAAACCATTCGAAAAAGGAGCGAATACCTTACTCAAATCTTTAGTGTCTTTACGTAAGTACTTAATTATAATATTCTCGTCTTTAAGTAAATCGAGTTTAGTATAATTTAAGTCGTCTTTACTTACGAATACCTCGCCTCTAATCGCTGCCATTATCTGATATTATTTATTTTGCTATTAGTTTCTTTGAATTGAATATTAAAATCAATTGCGTTTTTATTATTCAATCTTACCTTGCGTTCGAAATCTGAACTTACAACTGTTACAGGAATTTGCCTATGTGTTTTGAAAAATGCTAAATACTCACCTGTTACTCCTGCACCATCGATAGTAATATTCATATCGTCAATAGTAATGTACGTACTATCAATAGTTATTCCTGTTGTAGGTGTTAGGTTTAAATCTCCTTTAAACTCTATTAAGTAAACTTTTGGCGAATATATCATTTCTTCTACTTGCGCCACCATATCTGGACGCAATAATCCTGTATTAATTGTGTACTGCTGAATTACTTCGCTTATAGTTCTAATTTCAGAGTGCATAAAACTATTATCTACATACGCTGGATTTCGAAAACTTCTATTACTTGTATCGCTTTCAATCTTTTCCGAAATAGATACTTTACCGTAAGGAGTAAACATTTCAAACAAACCTACTTTATTTAAGTACACAATTAAATACGGCTGTTGCGCACATTTAGTAAATCCTGAAGGAATAACCACGTCATTAACAATTATCATATTTGTACTTGTGGTAACATCTACTGACAACGTTAAATCAAAATCTTGCGAAATATAATTATGTATTTTAGAATTGTAATATTTTGTATAACTCTCTGGAAACCCTAACGAACCACCGCTTGCTATACTAATAGGATTAAAAAGTGTTTGTTCGTAGTTCCATTTATAACCAAGTGTGCAAAAATTGCTACTATAATTGTAACGTGTCGTTTCTGTTGCCGTTGTAACATCTGCTACAATTTGCCAAAAACAACCTTGACCCGTAATAGTTGGATTTGTTAATTCATTATAAACAAAATTAGGTTGGCTAGTGTTTAGTGCGTTTGGTGGTGCTACTAAAAAGCTTCTTAAATAGTCACTTATCTCCATATGAATATAAGTATCATTTGCGCTTACTCTTTCTTTAAATAGCGTAACTGTTGGTTCGCCTAAAGGCTGCTGTAAATCTCCGTTCCAAATGAATAAATAAACGTATGCTGACAAAATGCCAGGCTGTTCTAAATTTATATTTACTGGAGAATTACAAAAAGTAATTTGTTCAGGTGTTGAAATTTCTGTTATATTTTCGATAGGTAAAATATCTCCAGCAACTACAACCGTTTCAATAGATAATGTCGCTTGTTCCCAAGTCCCACCAATATAGCAAGTAGGGTAAAGTGTTCCATCTCCTGTATGCGTAACTGTGTATAAAAAGCAAGCCTCAACCGTATCGCCTTCTTCCCCAATCGTAATAGTTAGATTTGTACCTACTTGCTCACATAAAACCTTTGCAGTAATTCCGT